CTTTGACCAGTAATTGTAATTGACCCTGATGTACTAACAATTGGTTGAAACCCAAAAGTACCCCAATCTGGAACAATAGTAGTTTTATTAGTTCCACTATTATATGATGAACTTAACACTGGATAAGTTATTGTGTGTTGAACCGCAAACTCATCTACATAAGTTGATGTGATATATCTTCCAGCGGTTACTTGTGTTGTGTAATCACCAGTTATCACATTGTTTCCAAGAACCCAAATATTACCGAAAGTATAATTTAAAGTCCAAGATGCATTATCAATAGATAAAAAAGTACCATTAATACTAGGAATTGTAAACCCACTAATATTAAAACTACTACCACTATTATTTGTAAATGTCGCAATACCGTTTGAATGATTATAAGTTCCTCCAGTAACATATGTGTCTGTCATTCCAGTTAAGAAACCGTTAACGTTAAAACTACTACCACTATTATTTGTAAATGTTGCAATACCGTTTGATGAATTATAAGTTCCTCCTGTAACAACCATATCACTTGATAATACACCTAAACTTTGTGTGAATGTATTTCCATCATTTCTTGATATTGTTAAATTGTAATTTGAGTTATTAAAGGTCATCCCAGTGATATAAACATCTGTTGCTCCAGTATAATATCCGTTTACATTAAATGTTCCACCAGTATTATTTCTGAAAGTTGTTGTACCATTATTATATGTTCCTCCAGTTACAAATACATCTGAAGTTTTAAACCCAGTTACATTAAAAGTACCTCCAGTATTATTCGTGAATGTTGCTGTACCACTAGAATAAGTACCACCTGTCACAAATATATCAGAAGTTTTAAACCCAGTTACATTGAATGTTCCTCCAGTATTGTTTGCAAATGTTGCTGCACCATTACTATACGTTCCACCTGTAACATATACTTCAGTATTTATAGGTAAATTATAATATGTTGTTGCTGATATAGCATTAACATTTAATTGACTATTTATTGAAATTGAAGTTCCTGTATACGCTTCAATTGAATTAACTTTTAATAAACTCATGTTTTTTTTTATTTATTATAATTATTTTTTTTTATTGATAATATTCGATTATGAATCTGAATTTAAAATCAGGTATAGTACCATAATTTACATACGGTAATAGATTAAATTGAAATGAAATATAAGATGAATAATATTTTTCAATCATCTTACCTTGAAGGTATGAGTTACTGCCTGAATAAAGTGTAGTTTCTATGGATTTATTCCCTATAAATGTACCTTCAACATTTGAACCTATACTAACATTTGAATATGAATCAGCATTTGCTACTTTTTCACCCCATATTGTACCTGGGTCACCAATGTTTGCTGATGTATATATTGTAGTACCAGTACTAGCCGAACCAGTAATCCTATTTGATAAATTTGTTCTAAATAACTCATTTGTGCTATTTTCATCACCACCAACTTCTTCACCAGTATCTGCTATATATTTGGTATAATAACCAGAACCCATTAATCTTATTTCACCATAACTAATTTCTTCTTCATCAACAATTACTGGTATTAGGTTAGTATACATTTTAATTTTAGCAATTCCTTTCCAAGGTGTTTCTGGTCTAAAAAATAATGCTCTATTATATGGGTTTGAACCATTAATAATAAATGAAGGTGATACTTGTCTTGGTGGTTTATTTTTTCCGTTATACGATACTGTTCCATTAAAGAAAGTTTGAATCATCCCATATACACCTGAATCATACGCAGTTACTACTGGATTACTCCCAACTCCAATTGATGTTGCTGACATAGTTATTTCACCACTATCGTATTGTCCAGTTGCTGGAGCTGAGAATGTCCATGCACCTGGTAATGGATTCTCAATACAAATAAATTCATATAAATTACCATCTGGTGGTATCACAGCCGCAGTGTCTATCGGTAAGTTATTTATCCTTCCACCAATGTTAGATGGAAAAATATGTAAAAATGTAGAACCATTATTAATTACCTTAACACTTTTACCAGTAACTGGTTGAGGTAACTTAGTAGCAAAATTAGTTGGTGTAACACCAGTAAATACATTAACACCGTAACCCATAACCGATGTGGTTGCTGTACTAGTATTATTAGCATTTAAATTTTTATTTACAGTGTAAATAGCATCAGATATATTATTAACACTACTTTCACTACCAACTTGTTCAATAACCTGAAGAATTGTACTTGATGGTATAGTTAAATTATAACCCCCTGCTACAACTAATGGTGAATTGTATGTGATATATGAATTTTCAGGTAATAAAACGTTTTGGTATATTACTTTTGTTGGTAATGCACTAATTGAAAACCCTAAATCAGATAATGCTGTTGAACCAGTAAAAAACCCATCTACATTAAATGTTCCACCAGTGTTATTTGCAAATGTTGCTGCACCATTACTATACGTTCCACCTGTAACATATACTTCAGTATTACCTGTGTATAACCCAGTTACATTAAATCCACCTCCAGCATTATTTTTAAATGATATTGTACCATTTGAGTAAGTACCACCAGTTAATGTGATATCATCTGTTTTAAAACCACTAACACTAAACGTACCCCCATTAACATTTGTAAATGTTACAACACCAGTAGATGAGTTATATGTTCCACCAGTTACTAAGTCAGTAATACAATATTGTTTAACTGTATCCAAAGACATTGTATGTGTATCACCATTTAATGAAAGTAAAAAAAGTTCATTACCATCTTGGTTAAAAAGTTCTTCAAAATAGTCAATTTGTCTAGCTTGTTTCATTTATTAATTTATTTAAAATTTTTTATTCCATATTATCGGATTTCCGTCATTATCAACAATAAAATCATTGAATTTATCAACAATTAATCTTAAAGTTTTTTCCTTTAAAAAAGGTGGTTTAAGTCCATCAACTTCAAAAAGTGCAATCCCTCTATTCAACATTGGTGTAATCTCAAAATCATCCTCATCTTGAATATACCCAGCTAATTTTAACTCAAATGGTTGAACATAAAATCTCCTGTTCTCAAAATCATCAATGTTGCTCTCATCACCAATACTCTCCAATGTTAATGGCATTGGATGACTATTTGGCCATATATAAAATTGAATTGATTGAAATAATTTTTGAACTTTGGTATTTAATTTATTTAAATCCCTCATTTTATTGCAAAACAATCTTATCTCATATACCAAATCAACGGAAACTGGTTGAGGAATCTTATATAAATCGACACCTCTTCTACCTCCTTTAAATGTTGGCACCTTAATATAAGTATATCTCATATGTGCTGGAATATTATATAACCCAGCTTGGTTTGTACCCACTTGAGGATTTGGTTGTCTTACAATCGTTATAAACGGAATCTTAATATCTTTATACTTATCAGAAAAATTCCATGTTCTTGAAAACTCTGCCCATCTTTGAATTGTTAAAAATATAACTGGAACCTCCTCACCATCAATAACGACCTTTAATTCCTTATTAACAAACTCAACAAATGTCTCATCCATATCCTCATAAGATACCCCTTTTGGTAAGAAACCACTATCTTGAGCAATATCTTCCAAAAGCTCCTGCCTCCTCTCAACACCGACCTTCTTCCCAATAAAGTTAATTTTTTTTATAAATCCCTTTGGCATATCTTATTCTATATATTACAAACTTCTAAATTCATTCCCATCAACGCTTGCGCAAACAACCGTTCTATAATAACCCTTATAACCCATAATGGTGTGTTTGTTATCATAGTTCTTTCTTCCATCGTTAACAACAGAAAAATATCTTATATCAGTTTCGGTAACTGGATAACCTATGTAATCACCAAATGATACATCAACCTCCAAATTCTTTAATTGAGCTTCATAAATCCCAAAACTAAATTGACCATCTTGCAAATATCTTAATGAACCTGAACCACCATTATAAGCTTTATTCTCTGGCTCATTCATAATTGGTTGAACCTTTAATTCCACTGGTGGCAAATATTTAATCTCATCCATTGCAGCTTCACCATATATGGCATCAGAACCGCTATTAACCCTATCAACCCTATATAATATAATCACAAAATTACCATCCAACTCAATAGCCTCTCTCCCAAAATTAACCTCCAGTTCAAATTCTCTCGGTGAGAAAAATTTGTTTACTCTCGTGATTGGTGTCCTTCTTGATACTGACATAATTTTATTGTTTTATGATAAATATTTAAAAAAAACAAATAAATATGTTAAGCTTGATTTTTTATTGGAAAAGGATTATATTATTCGAAATAATATAATAAATTTGTAGATTTAAAAAGAATTTAATTTTGATTGATATTAATGAATTAAGAGGTTATAACGCAATTGGTATACTAAGAGAATACCAAGGTAAAAACCCATATATAAAAAAACTGAAAAATAAACTACTCCTAAATAAAAAAATAACCCTAACAACAAATCAAAGTGATTATATTGTTAACCATCACCATAGTGACCCAATTATTATAAATAAAGTGGTTTCAATAAGTGAATATCTTGGAGAAGAATTGCAAAAACAATATAACCTAAAAAATAGACCTCAAAAGATATTAATACAATACATGCTTGCTGATTTGGAAAAAAGTTACCACATATATGGTAAACTTTATAAAAACCAAGAAAAAGCTGATATGTATTTTATCCCAAAAACTCAATTGATAGACGACCCATATTTTGAGGAAAAGGAAGTGGAAATTGATTTTGATAAGTACGAGAAAATTGATACTTTCAAGAACATGGATGGGACAACTGGAAGGAAAATATTTGAGCTTCAAAAAGAAGGTGTTAAGTTCCTTTTAACAAGAAAAGGGGCTATTTTGGCAGACCAGATGGGCGCGGGTAAAGCCTTGGAAATCAATGAGTTAGTTTATACACCTAATGGTTTAAAGAAAATTGGTGATATAAAAGTAGGTGATTATGTAATAGGTTCAAATGGGTTACCAACATTGGTTGAAGGTGTATATCCACAACCAATTAAAGATTTATATAGGGTAACATTTAATGATGGATTCTCTATATTATGTTGTGAAGAACATCTATGGATAGTTTATAGTAGATTAAACGGACCTAATTCAAATAGTGGTTATGATAAATCACATACTTTATCTATTAAACAAATGTTGGATGAAGATTTGATTATTGAGACTAAAGGTATTGGATATAATAATGATAAAACATATAAAATTAGGACTTATTATAAAGAACCTAATGGTAATAATAAATGGCAGATTCCTATTGTAAAACCCATTCAATTTGAAAATGAATATACTTTACCAATTGAACCTTATTTATTGGGTGTTATTTTAGGTGATGGTCATATTAGAGAAAAATATGTTTCAATTAAATTACATAAGGATGATTTTGATGAAATATTTCAAAGTGTTATAAATTTAAATGAGAATAAACCTTGCGGAAATAAAAGAGCTTGTTCATTCAATTTTGGTTCTATATTAAATGATTTAAATTTATCTAATACAAGGTCTCACACAAAATTTATTCCAGAGATATATAAATACTCTTCAGTTGAAGATAGATTAGCTATTTTACAAGGTCTTATGGATACTGATGTTCATTGTTCTAAATCAAAAATTAATCATTTCAAAGGTACAGAATATACAACTACATCAGAACAACTAGCAAATGATGTTGCTGAGATAGTACATAGTTTGGGTGGTATTGTGAGGATAGGAACAAAAATAGGTTCATATAAAAAACCTGATGGTACTAAGGTTATGTGTAAGAAAGTTTATAGATTAAACATTAAGTTATCTAATGGTATGAATCCTTTTAGATTAAAGAGAAAAGCTGATTTATATAACCAACCTGAAAAATATAAAGTTGGTAGATATATAAAGGATATTTCATTTGAAAGAAAGGGTGAATCTGTATGTATTAAAGTTTCTGCTCCTGACCATTTATTTGTAATGAAACATGGTATTGTAACTCATAATACGGTTCAAGCAACTGTTGCCGCATTGGAGACTGGTGCTAAGAAGATATTAATTGTATGTCCATCATCGGTTAAAATAAACTGGCAAAGAGAAATTAATTACTTCCAAGAATTTGACATTGCAATAATAAACGGAAAGAAATGGGAGGATGCTAAATTCACCATAATTAATTATGATATCCTTAAGAATTTTCATACAGTAAAAACTGATAAAAATAAGGATGATTATGATTTTATAGAGAATCAACATTTATTGAATTCCAAGTTCGATTTATGTATAATTGATGAGGCTCATAATTTAAAAAACAAGGATAGCATACGTGGTGCAATTATGTCTGATATTTGCAATAATATCGATAGAGTTTGGTTATTAAGTGGTACACCAGTTGCAAATAGACCAATGGATTATTATAATCTATTAAAGTTAATAAAACATCCAATAACAAACAATTGGAAATTTTATGCAACAAGATATTGTGATGGAAAACAAATTAATACGAGACTTAAAAACGGTAGGACAAAAAAAGTATGGTTAACAAATGGCGCTTCCAATTTGGATGAATTAAATCTTAAAACAAAGAATATGTTCTTAAGGAGATTAACTGAGGAGTTTACTGATATGCCAGATAAAACAGTTATTCCGATAATGAATGAGCTTTCAACAACCCAAAAAAGAGAATATGAAAAATTATGGGATGATTATTTGTTGGAAAGGGAAAAAATTGGAAAGAATGTTGATTTACAAAAAGATTTGGTTGAATTGGGATTATTAAGAAAATATATTGCAATGCAAACAATTCCATACACCATTGATGTTGCAAATGAGATTTTATCTGAAGGTAAAAAGGTTGTTATATTCACATGTTTTACCGATGAGTTATTGGAACTTTCAAATTATTTTGGAAATAAATGTGTTGTTCATTATGGTCAAATGAGTGAGAAGGAGAAACAAATTTCTGTTGATGAATTTCAAAATAGAGAAGATGGACCAATGGTTTTTATTGGTAATATTAAAAGTGCTGGTGTTGGTATAACATTAACTAGAGCACATTATTTGATATTTAATTCCTTTAATTGGGTCCCAGGCGATGTGGAACAAGCAGAA